GTACAGGTCGGTGGCGTCCGTGCCGACGGGAGCTCCGATCTGGGTCGTCTCGATGAAGACCACGTCGTCCAGGCGGCCGATCTCGCCCAGCATGAAGTTGCCCGGGGCCGCGTACTTCGTGACCTCGATCCACTCCGGGGTGTCACGCAGGCGGCGGGACTGGTGCGGGTGGATGAAGGCAACGTACGTTTCCCCGAGCCGGGGCACGTTCTTGGAGGCCAGCACTTCGACGGCATCCTTGATCGTGTACGGCGTGAGGTAGTAGGCCGTCGACCCGTTGGAGGCCACCGCCGCCACGTTGGCCGCCGGGGTGCCCGGCTCGTAGACGCCGTAGCCCTGGTTGATCGCCGTCGGCTTGGTGTAGCCGAAGACGACCGAGGACGCCCGCTGGAGCGTCTGGCGGGCCTGGGAGTCCATGTAGAGCGCCATGTTGCGCCCGAGGAGCCGGCTGGCCGAGGCCATGACGTCATCGAAGCTGGCGTTGAGCAGCAACTCCGACACCGCCACGGCGAAGCCCTGCTCGTTGACCGAGATCGTGTACTGGTTGGCCGAGATGGCGTGCGTCTTCATGCGCACGCCTTCCACCAGCGACCCCGAGGGCATCGGCAGGTTGTTATACCGCATGAAGTTGACCGTGAGGCCCGGCATCGTGCCGAGCTCGGTCTTCTTCACGGCGAACTGCTCGAAGCGCAGCACCGGCATCGACTGGAACAGGATCTCCTTCGACCAGATGGTCTGGATGGCGGGGCCGAGCATGGTCGAGCCGGTGGCAACCGACCCGGCGTAGCCGACGCCCGTGTTGTCCTGCACCGCGTTGCCGTAGTAGCCAACGGCCGGGGCGTAGTTCGAGTAGGGACCTCCCGGAGCGACCCGAGTCGTACCCGTGATGCCGGATACGGTTGGCAGTTCGCCACCGAGAGCGTTACCCGTGTCGTTCGGGTAGGCCATGGTATCTCCTTAGGGCTCAGCGCCCCTGTCGTCGTTGTTGACTTGCGGCGCGTAGGAGTTCGTCTCGATGGCGTTTGTACGTGTCCATGGGCATCGCCGCGATGTCTTGCGGCGACAACTGTTCGTAGCTCGGTAGTTGTTCCAGTGGTCCTACGGGTGGGACGCCGGGGTTGGCGGCGACCCTGCTGAACGGCTGTGGTGGCGGTTGAGCCGCCGTGATCTGGTTGAGGATGGAGGCCGTCCGCTCCTTCAACGCTTCGATGCTGGCGTCCACCTCTTCGGGGGAGTTACCAGTGATGAATCCCTGGAGCTCGGGGAAGATGTACGCCCCCTCTTGCTCCAAACGGTCACGACGGTACTCGTTGAGCTCCGTCAGGCGCCGCTCTTGCTCGAAGACGGCCCGATCGGCTTCATACCGGCGGTCCCGTTCCTCGATCTGCTGCTGGAAGGTCGCCGTCCGCTGATCGAGCAGTTGGCGCAGGTCCATCTCCTGTTCTTCCTTGGCTCGGCGCTCCGATTCGGCCTCTTGGGCCACACGCTCGCGCTCCGCACGCTCGGCGTCACGCTCCTCTTGGAGGGTGCGCAACTGCTCGCTCATGCGTTGGATCTCCGGGTACAGCTTGTCCTTCTCCTGTTGGCGGAAGGACTCAACCTGCTCCTCGGTGAACATGCGCTGTTGCGGCGTCTGGGGCTCCTGCTGCCGGTCGTCCCGGTAGATGAGGCCGTTGGTTGCTTGCTGCTGTGGCACATGTTGGGGCGGCGTCACACCAGTGATGAAGCCACTCCCCGAGTCGACGGTTGCGTTCTGCGGTTGCGCAGCCTGGGGCTGCGGTGTCTCGATGTTGCTCATACGTTCGGTTGTCCCTGGGATGTTGTGTTACCTAGTCCGGGTCCTCGGCCTCAAAATCCATCATCTGGGGCGGGTAGACCCCGTAGGCCAGTTGCTGGATCTCTTGGGCGAGTTGCGGGTCCACCGGGGGTTGGGCTGGGACGGGGTTCCCCTCCGCGTCCTGGCCCATCAGGGGCTGACCGTCCGGTGTCATGCCCGTCGCCATCATGTTGAAGGCGGCGATCTGACTGCGGATGAGATCGAGGGCACCTTGTTCACGGGTGTCCTCAAGCACTTCCTCGAAGATCTCCCGGATCTTCTGATCCGGGAACTGCACACCGAGATCCCGGAGTGCGCCACGACGCGACTCCAGGTTCATGGCCATCTTGGCCTGGATCTCGTTGATCGTGATGAGCTTGTCCATCGGCATCGGGCTGGGCCAGTCGATGACCGAGCGGTACGACACCGCCGCCGAAGGATCCAACTGCGGCACCTGGTCGGGCTGGAGTTGCACCGCCGACACGGCCGGGTTGTACACCGTCATCTCAGGGGCGTAGATGAAGGCGTGTTTGATGATCAGCGAGTTGACGTGCTCAAACAGGGGTTTGTATTGAGATACCTTCCGCTCGTGCTTGAGCATGAGCGGCTGGTACTGGAGGGCCAGGGCCACGCCTGAGGTGTTCGAGATCGGCTGCAACGTGCCCAGCGCCGTGGCCGGGACGCCCGTCATCTCGTGCATGGCCTGCTTCAAGAGCTCCATGTAGCCCAGCGGCCCGGTGAAGTTCGTCTCCAACTCCAGGTTCTGGACCTTGGCCTTGTCGTTGCCGATGGCCCAGATCTTGCGGGGGCCCTTCTCCAAGTTGGAGGCCTTGGCCCCGGTGATCACCGTAACTGGGGCAACATGGTAGTTTATGATATCTGATATTTCCGTCGCCTTCTCGTTGTACTCACGGTTCAGCGAGACGAGCTCGTTGATGTCCCCGAGGCCCCAGGGGCTGGACGAGACGGCGAAGTTGGGCGTGAAGGCGATCGGGATCTCACCCAGCGGGTTGGGCCGCTGGTCGATCATCTCGTCGTTGATGTACTCCTCGATCGTGTCCTCGGTCATGAGCTCGACGTAGGTCATGACCATGCGGGAGCCGTCCTGGGCCGTGCCCCAGAACTTGTACTTGAGCTTGAAGCGGATCATCCGCGTGCGGTCGTGGGGGTGGAACTCCGGGAAGCAGAACGCCGGGTTCAACGGCAGCACCCGGATCCGACCCTCGTGGGGCAGACCTGCGGAGTCCACGTAGGGCGGCTCATAGGCCACTTTGACGAACACGTCCCCAGAAACCGAGCCCTGTTGGCCGATCTCGGTGAGCACGGCGTGCTTGTTGTTGTGGACCTCCCACACCTCCTTGAGGAGGTACGGCGTGATGGCGCCCGTCATCTCCGGGGAGTGGAAGTTGATGCCCTTGCCGAAGGAGAAGTTCACCAGAAAGTCGGAGAACGCCCGCACCCAGTTGAAGACCAGTTGCGGCTCACCGATCTCCCGCCGGTAGGCCCAGTGGTGACCGAGGTACCAGGCCCAGTTGTTGGCGTAGCGGTTGAGCCGGGGCCCGTGGACCTCGAACTCCTCGTCCGCGAGCTCGACCAGGCCGAGCGGGCTGATGGCGATCGTCAGGTCGCTCGCTGCCGCCCGGTAGGACGCCGGATAGAAGGCGACGCCCATTATGATACGACCCCATGGAGATCAGCCCCGAAGACGCCAGGATGTTGCTGGAGATCTGCGATCTCCTCACCGGACCCATGGACCCCGAGGACGCCGTCATGGCCATCCGCTACGCCCGCGCCGCCCAGCCGCTGCTGGAGGACATGTTCGTCACCGAAGGCATCGACGTCGAGAACGTCGTGCTTCGTGCGGTCCCAACGCTGTAGCAGCTTGCTCATCGGCCGAACTGTCCGGCGTGCAGCGCCGGGGCGCCGGTTTCGGGGTGGAAGTACGGCTGACCGGTGCGGTTGGGGCCCTGCTTGCGGGTGCGCCCCGTCTGCTCCAGGTCGTACTTGGTGTGGGACCACGAGATGGCCTGGGCGGCGCTGGGGTGGATCCCCATGTCGCCGGCCACGGCCTGCCAGATGTTGCGCCCGGCCGTGTAGCGCTTGTTCATGCTGGCGCCGCCGGTGAGGCCCCGGTTGACCTCCCACGAGCGCATCCGGTTGGTCATCGTGTCGAAGGCGCGGCCGTCGATCGTGACGAAACCTGGGTCTGACGGGTCGTGGATGTTGTGCATGAAGGAGTGCGTCTTGGGCGCCCGCCCCGGGTGGAGCTCGGCGTTGGGGTCGGCGCCAGCGATCAGGCGCCCGGCCTTCTGGAGGTTGGGCACCGTGGCGGCGTTGATCGACATGCCGGCCACCGGGCTCTTGTCGCCCCGGTTGATGGCCGCCCAGTGCGAGGACTTGAGGCTGGCCAACTCCTTGAAGGCGCCGATGTTGTTCTTGTCCCAGTCCATGTTGGGGCTGACGGCGGCCACCAGCGCTGAGCCGGTGAGCATCTTGTCGCTGGCCCCCGACAGGAAGCCCCGCTTGCGGATGCCCTTGGACACCGCCTCGTGCACCTTGGGGTACCACTCTTCACCATGAGCTCGCTCGCCGGGGCTGGCCTGGCGGATCGA